CGTCCGCGTTTGATAGGGTAGCGTGTGACGGGCCAGAGATCTCTTTCAAGATCGCGACCGCCGTTTGGAATGCTTCGGAGTCGAGAATCTCTCTCAACTCTTCCACAGCTTTAATGTCGTTGAACCACCGATCCAATGGGATCGGCAGAGGTGTTTTCTTTGTTGCCATATCTTACTGCTCTTCTTGCAGAGGATTCATTTTTCTAAATTCAAGTGCCGCTTTGGAGTCGCGGATCGCTACGTCCTGATCAGCTTTGCGTTGGCGGATCTGAAAGTCAAGCTCTGCTTTTTGGCGTGCCATGTCCATTTTCATTTGATGTTCTTGCATCTTGAGGTCTGCTTGGGACGGCATTCCTTGCTGCGGCATCGGCTGGCCTTCTGCTGCCATCTGCTGGCTCTCTGCGGCCATCTGCTGCTCTGCTTCTGCCTGATCACGTTGCATTTTCTGGAGGGCCTTGTTTGTGTTGTTGATGGCCTCCTCAGCGAATTGCATGACCTGTTTGGCCTGACTGACCAGAGATTGTAGTGTCGGGTCGCCAGAGGCAAACTGAAGCGTTTCTCCGATGTGCTGGTAGAAAGCCTGAAGCATCGGCAAGACCTGTTGAGGATCTGCTTGGCCAACATTGATCTGCTCGATGATCTGGTTCAGGACCGGAAGGTGCGTCTGCAAGTGCATTCCGTGCATCTCATTCGGAACAACGGGCACAGGCTGTCCGGCCTGAAGCTGTTGGTTCTCCAAGAACGCGATCTTAACGTCAACCGTCGGGCGCTCTTGGACACTAGCTGAGATATAGCGATCTGCGAGATCGTGGCCAACACGTGTGCTGACGATGTCGCGTGTGAGGTTGCGGCGTCCGACCTCATCGAACGATCCGGCCATCGCTTGCATCTCACGGAGAGCGACAAGGCGGTTGGCGTATGAACCGTTTCCGATTGATCGAACGGCTTTGGTTTTGCTGAGGTCGAGCTTCTTGATGAAGTCGGATTCGACGCCGCGATCGGCGCAACGTTTGTAGAACTCTTTGATGGCTGCGTCGGGACGCTTGTTGTCAACGATGCGGCGAACAACTTCACGCATCAGGCGTGTCCAAGCGGCGTAGAAGAGATTGAGCGAAGCGCCAGAAAGTCTGGTGGCGACGTCCATGTCTGCCACGACCTGCATCTGGTTCTTGTATGGCGAAGACTGGTTCGGTCCGTATGTCGAAACGGTATCGGTGTTTAGTTGCAGCTGACTGGTGAGGTCCTGCAACGCTGGCATCACTGCCTGTGAAAGATTTGGAATTGCCTTCTCGACGATCTTTACGTTCGGCGATACAATGGCATACGCACCGTAATAGGTGAACTGCAACTCATCCAGAGCGCGTTGCGATTCCGGCTGTAGCATGACAGCTGAACTCAACATCGCGCCGTCGATCATCTGGCAACGGAGGCGGTTGCTAGTCTGGATGTGGTTGAAGATGCGTTGGCCCAAACCACGTATGGAGTGGTAGGTTCCGTTGGAGCCGACGCCGTATGTAAACATGACATACGCCTGTTCAGGCGATGAGTAGCGGGAAAGTTTCTTGTAAAAGAAATCTTTTGGGCTGTCTTCAGCACAGATAAAGTGCGAGACCGAACCGTCCATCTCACGGATAAGGAAGTGTAAAACAGACACAGTTGGGTTCTGTAGTCCGGTATATAAATCATTATTCTTCAGCTCTTGCTGGATCGCTTCCCAATCGGTGTAGAGCGAGCCGCCTTCTGAGTAGCGGCGTCCGGTAGTCTTAACGTTTTTAGTAATGATGCGTTTTACTTCGTCTGGATTCCATCCGACTTTAGTAGCTACCTCTTCGTTACGAACGAACGCGAAGAGTTCGTGCAAAAGATATTCGCGGCGAATCACAGCCACATCAACTGCGTTCTCGCTAGACGGGGTCTGTCTCGGAATGAGAATGTCAGCAAAGCTGCCAACACGGAAACGCCACTCGTCTGGATTGTCGAAGTAGGCAACGCCGACTCCGTGCTTGATGAATGTAGTACAGAGTCTTAGGTAGCTGCTGTGGAATTCCGGCCAGTTGCGGAGCATGTGTGTCACCTCTTCTGCGACGATGTCTTCCTTGTATCCGATCTGGCTTTTCTCGCCAACAGTACCTTTTACTTCGACGAGCTTTTCGAGAGAGCTGTAGAGATCGACGTAGGCAGAAAGGGAGATGTCCAAGAGACGTTGTGCGTCTCCGAAGTTCAAGTTGGTCTTGAGTTGCTGTCCGCTAGAGGCGAGCTTTGCCGCGTCGTATGGAGCAGCGCCGTCGAACATTGAATCGATACGTGCGCGGACAACGGAAGACTTCTCGTCGCCACGACGGAGCGAGCTGAAGATCGACAGGGCCGACTGCACGTCTTTGAGTCTGGTCTCGACTGGTTTGCCTTTTTCGTCTAAGGCTTCAAGAGCAAGTCCGTCGATATCGAGATGCGTAGCTGACATTCGCGTGGATAGTAAGGTTTATAGAAAAGTTGTCAAGGACTTATTCGTCTTCGTTAAATTGTGCGTCGTCGCCCCACACTTGCTTTACGAATCGGTAAAGACGGATCTGGTACCGTGTTCCGTTCGGTCGGCGTATCGAGATGTATCGCCTATTGGTCGGGCCGTGAAGGAAGTCCGGAACGATGTAGATCGTGTTGGCGCGTATTCCGGACTTGGAGTTGCGTAGGCAGTAGACGTCTCCGTAATTGGTGACGGCGTAATCTGGATAGTCGGGATGGATCTTCGCCTTCTCTTTACCGAAGACATGTTCCGGAGTTATCACACGTTCGGGATTGTTGAGGTTGGCGAGGTTAACGCGTCGGCGGATCCCGTCGTCGCAGACGAGCTGCCCGAAGACGCCGTTATCGGTCCGGCGTACACGGAGCCGTTTCCCGTCTCTGGACAGTCGGCTATCGGAATCAACGGTGTACTTCGTGGCGGTTGTCGGTATCGGCATGTGGCGAAGATAGTATCGGCGGGCTTGCCGTCAAGTTTTTTTCTTTGTCTGAGAGAAAATAATTTCGTGTAGTCGAAATGGTATCGTTTCCATAGGCGTCAATTTATTTTCTCCTTTACATATAAAAACTTTTCTATAACTACTATAAACTGTTTGAGCTATAGCACAAACAGTTTATCATCATTTATAGAAAGTTTTTGAAGTGGGGTCTGGCCATAGACACAAACGTATACCGATCCTGTATCCTATAGCCGGAATCCCGCATGCCGTCTAGCTTTGCGGCGATTTCAGCGTCGTTATTTCGCCATCGATTATCGCTTATAAATGCAAATTAGTTGCGTTAATAGGCCAAAAAAGGGCCTAAAATAAAGTGATAGAGCAAAGTTTCACTTATGGCCAACTTAAACCGTTTGTGCTCCAATGGTCAAAAAAGGGCCCAAAAATGGCCTCTTATGAAACAATTCGATATGTTGGATAAGCAAAATAACTAAAAAAGAAACAAACCAGATAACAGAGCACTTTTTCATGTCCGATTCCTGAATCTTGACTCGTCGTTTTCGATGCCTAAATCTGGTATCCGGATTCCGGAAACAGGGTTCGGGTTAGCCCTTCGCCGCCCAAATCAGTCCGACATTCGCCGTCGCGTAGGACAGCCAGACCAAAGCCCACGCCATCTCGCCCTTAATCGCATACGAAACGCCTACCGCTGCGTAGAGGACCATCGCGAGACCGACAACTATTTGCTCGAAGCTCATTAGGATACGCTGTTGCTGTTTGCTACACTTCGGGAGTGTATCGTTGATTCCCGTTTCTGTTTTCTCTGTTCCTTGATCCGCTCTTTGTTCGCCGCGTAGTACCGCTTGTTGTACTCGCGCATCGCCTCCCGCTCTTCCGGTTCGAGGAAGTCACGCACTTCACGCTTTCGTACGATGATGTGTTTGTTCTTCTCGTAGTAGGCCCGCTGATATTGTACACGCGCCTCCTTGTTTTTCCTGTAGTACTCTTGCTTTTTTGCGTTCGGCATGGCCCAACGGTACCCAAAAGCCGACCGTTGTCAAATTTTTTCTCACACTGGTATATACATATGTGCGAACCACACGAAAAACAGGCGACCTACCCGTGGCGTGTCGGCTCTGTACTTGTGACAATGTGTGTAATCATGAGTCGGCTACCCATTGAAACTCAACGACTTATGGCTTTTCCAGCGGCTCCGGCTTCTGGATCGGTGACGCATTGGATAAGGGGCGACCGGATCCGGCTTCCGGATTCATGGATCGGGGCACATGGTTCGCCGCGCCGTGGCTGGTTCGCCGTTGGTGCATTCCCGCTTGTGCCCTGTATCCTGTACCATGAACCACGCATCCGGTTCCATGAACCACTAGTGCGTCGCGCACTAGTCTCTTATCAGCTTGTTTGCTCAATTGGATAAGGTGCCCTGCAATGGTAAGTGTCGGCAATGAACGCCGATTCAACAATCCAACCAACCAACAATAGAAACTACTGAAGTCATGAAAGCAATCAAGCAAACCGCAGAACAAGCAATCGAAACCGCCAAGGAAATCATCACCGCCGCCGCCGCCGAATTTGCCGGATCGATCGTCGCCGCAAAGGCACGCTACACCATCGTGATTCGCGAGCAGTCCGCCGCCATGAAGGCCGCCGGAGTCGATGACAAGACCATTAACGCTGTGATCCGCGAAGCCGTCGGCGACGCCGTCACGCCGTCCACGATCAGCCGTGCGCTCACCTCCGCCGGAGTCCGGTTGCGCGGCAAGCGTTCCGACGCTGGTGCGCTCCGCCACGCCGACGATCTCATGAAGTCCTGCCTTCAGCCCAAGCCGGAGAAAGCCGCTGGCGATGAGGACGGCGATGAGGACGGCGAAGGTGACGACGCAGTCGAGTGCCTTGTCGAAGACGGCACAAAGCACACCGCCGAAACGCTCGCCGCCCTGCTGGCCTCACTCGATCCGGAGCTGGTCGAACAAGCCCTTGAGATCGCCGGACTCATGGACTTCATGCACGGCTGATCCACTCACCGCCCACTAGTGCACGCCGCACTAGTGGGTAAACCTACACAACCCCACACATCGAAACCATGAAAATCACCACCTTCAAATTTGAAACGCGCACCGAACTGCTCGACATTCCAAGCGCATCCCTATCAGTCAGCCGTTGGATCCGCCGCCGCGCCTATCCGATCCGCATCGTCGGGATCACATCGACCAGCGTGCTTGTCGAGTTGCAAGCCCCGACGAACGCGCACCATAACCGCGCCGTGAATGCCCTTGGCAAGATCTTGCAACGCCAGCTCGACCGCCGCCACTTTGTGCTTGAATCGCGCCTCACGCCGTCCTTTGAATCTTGAACCATGAACCCTCAATCCCGAACCCCATACGCACCATGAACCAACTCACAGCATCCCACCTGCAAGCGTGGATCGAAGCGTCGCCAAACCGCACGCCGTCCAACACGCTGATCCAAACCCGCATTGGCGAGCTTTACTGCTACGCTTGGAACCTCAAGCCAAACGCGCCGGACGAGTGTGCGTTGTGGCTCGACGCAAACGGCCAGCCAGTTGACCGCAACCGCCAACCATAGAAACCGAACCATGAATCCGAAACCGCCGACAAACCGCAACCGCCGCCGCCGCTCTCACTCCATCCTCCGATGGTCTGACTTGTGGATACTCACCGCTACCATCGCAACCGCCGCCATCCTATGGCTCGCCGCTTACTCCATCACCAACGCAATCATCCAATGAAAACCAACACCAACACGCCAACGCTGGCCGACTTCGCGCCAGCCCTGCATCAAGCCCTGCTCTCGCTCACCCACCCGATGGCATCGGATGAGGATTTGACGCACGCGCTCAACCTATTGGCAGAGATCAAAGCCGCCCGCAAAGGGGCCAGCGATGCCGCCTTCATCAGAGCCACAGCGGTCGATGACATCATCGACTTTGTTGCCTATTGCAAAGGCAAATTGGTGTGGCACGGCTCGCCGTCTTACGAATCGCCGGAGATCATTTCCGGCGTGGAAGATCACGGCGATCATGTCGAGATCGAATTTGAGTCGGGCGCGTTCACCAATGTCCGCCACGCCGATCTCGCGACCTTCATCCGGAGCGGTCGGGCGGCGTACCGCCGCGCCGGATCCGGCTCCCTTGCCGGAGCGCATGAGTCGCTGGCCATTCGTTCCTGCTAGTGCGGTCCGCACTAACGGAAAAAGAATTCTGGAAAATAACATTGACGGCACGCCGTCCGCCTGTAAAGTGGCGGCTCATCGTTTGACTTAATCATCTCCAACCCCAAAACTGAAATCATGAAACTACCAAAAGCAAACACATCCGCGCTGGCCGACTTGGCCCGCATCGCATTCGCATCGAACCGCTTCCTTGCCATCTACGGCAAAGGCGGCATCGGGAAGACCACGATTCCCAAGACGATCATCGCTCCGGCCCTTGGCTTCGATGAAACTTGGATCGTCAATCTGTCCGGAGCTGGCCCGCAGGAAGCGGCTGGCTATCTGATCCCCGATCCCGTGAGCCGTGACGGCTGGTTCTCCGCTCCGGAATCTTGGCCCACGGCCAAGCGGGTCGGTGACCGCAAAGTCCTGCTCGTTCTCGACGAGTATCCGGAATGGGACAGCGCGGTTCAGTCGCTGTGCCGTAGCTTGTTCAACCCCCACGGCCAGCCGATGATCGGCACCCACGCCCTTGGCGAAAATGTTCGCATCATCGTGACCGGAAATCGCCGCGCCGATGGGTCACGCTCCGCCGTGCCGTCCGCGCCGTTTGTCGAACGCTGTCTATCGGTGTTGGTCGAACCGACACTCGACGAGTGGCTCGACTGGGCCGCTGGCGAAGGGCTGGCATCGTCGCCCGTCTACACCTTCTTGAAGTTCCAAGGCGGTGACCAGCACGGCGTCGATCACTTTAATCCGGATGTACCGATGCCTTGGGACGGATCACCGCACGCCTGTCCAAGGGCGTGGGAAGCGGCGTGCCGTGCGACCGCTGACGATAGCTTACCCGCTGGCCTTGTCGCGCTGGCATTGGAGGGCTTCGTCGGTGAGTCGGCTGGCCGTGCCGCCTTCGCCTTCATCAAGCTGGTCGGCGACCTGCTCCCGCAACTCAACGCCGTCCGCAACGGCGGCGATGTGCCGATCGATCCGGCCAGCCAACAGGCTCTGACCCACGCCGCCCTGCGCGTGGCCAAGCGGGAGACCGCCGCCGATCCGGAGGCCGCCGTGGCGAGCGGCTCGCTCGACTGGCTGGTCAATCTGCTGGCCGCTTGCCGTGGCGAGATCCGCGCCTACGGCTTCGCGACCGCGCTCCGCTGTGGCTTGCCGCTCGATCAGCACCCAAGGCGGCGCGAACTCCAAGGCATCTGACCCACTAGTGCGGCCCGCACTAACCAACAGGGCACCAAAGAAAATAACATTGACGGCGTGCCGTCCGCCTGTAAAGTGGCGGCAACCCTTAACCAAAAACAAAATAGAAAAACTGATATGCAAACCAACCTCACCACCATCAATTCGCTCGTGCTTGTGAAACTTTCCAGCACGGCACCATCCACATCGACGCTTCACAAGGGCGCGACCGCCAAGCTGGCCAAGGACAACGGCGCGTCGAACAAGTCGGCCCGCGTGCGTGCCACCATCGTCGAGCGCAAAGGCTCCGCCGTTGGCCGCGCCGCCGCGCTGGTATCCAGCACGCAGAACGCCATCCGCAAGTACGCCCTGCCATGCACGGCGATCGAAGGCGCGTCCTATGTCCAAGCCAAGGACATTGACAGCGTGCAACAGATCTTCGATGACGCGACCGCCAAGCTGGCGACCATCCGCACCGACATTGTAGCGGAGTGGCCCGCACTAGTGGCGGCGGCCCGCAATGATCTTGGCCAGCTCGCATGGGAAGTCGAGTGGCCAACCGCCGATGAGTTCGCCGACAAGTTCACGATCTCACTCACATGGCTTGGCCAGCCCGCGCCGATCTCCGGCACGCCGCTCGAATCGGTAACATCGGAGACCGCCGCGAGGGTACGCGCATCGTCGGAGCAAGCGGTTCGCTCTGACTTGCTGGCCGCTCACGGCTATCCGGTGCGCGACCTCATCGCCAATCTGGCGGAGTCGGTCGATCAAGTCCGCAACGGCAAGCGGATCCGCCAAGAGCGGTTCGATAACATCCGCGCCGCCGCCGACGATATCGCCGCGAAGAACTGGCTTGCCTTGCCGGAACTCGACAAGCTGGTCGAGTCCCTCCGCCAGTCGGTCGAGGAAGTATCGGATGCCGCCAGCCTGTCCAAGGGCCAGCGTGATGCCGCCGCCGATCGCATCGCGGAGGCTCACCGCAAGGCGGAGCAGACCCTTGCTGACTTGGGCATCTGATATCCAATGGGGTGTCGAACTTAATAAAAGAAAATAGTTTGACACCCCATCCCGAACCCTGTACCTTGAACCCACAACAATGAAGAACATGAACGCTGACTACACACCGACCCTCGCCGCCGCCATGAGGCGCGTCTCACAACATTGGCCGCTGGCCTACGGCAAACTGCTCGCGCTCCGATGGGAGGCGACCGATGCCACCAGCTACGGCGCGACCGATGGCCGCCGCCTCTTGCTCAATCTTGCTGGCCTCGCCAAGCTCGACCGCACAAGCGATCCGGTTGGCCTCACCGCTTTCCTTCTGGTGCATGAGGCTCTGCACGCGCTCTTGAATCACTCGCTTCGCTTACGCCTGTTGGCCGATGCCAAGACCGCGAACATCGCGGCGGACTATGTGATCAATGCCTTGATCAAGGCGCGTAACACAGAGGTTCACGGCAAGCACGGCTTTGTCCCATTCCCCTTCATCGAAGGCATCCTCTTCGACGAATCGATCAGCCGCGACTTCAGCGCGGAGCAGGTCTACCAGCAACTGGCCAAGCCCGCCAAGCAGGACGACAAGCCACAGCCACAGCCCGACCAGCAGTCCGATGACAGCGACCAGCAGTCCGACGACAGCGGCGACAGCGACAGCGACCAGCAGTCCGATGACAGCGGCGACAGCGACCAGCAGTCCGATGACAGCGGCGACCAGCAGTCCAGCGACCAGCAGTCCGACGACAGCGGCAACGGCGGCAACGGCGGCAAGCAGTCCGACCGCGATATCCTTGGCGACGACTTTGTCGGCGGAGGATCCGACGATCTGGCCGAGCCGGAAGCTGATGCCGGAGAGTCGATCGACGATATCCAACGCGAGATCGAAGCGGACAACGAACGCCAGATGCTGGAGGATGCGGTCAACGCACGCGCCGGAATCGGCGGAGGCGGGAATCGCACGCTCGACAAGCTCCGCCGCAAAGATACCGGAACAGATTGGGCAGAGTACCTCCGCCAGTTCCTCACCAGCTCACGCCGCAACGGATGGGACGCGCCGTTTAACGCGCCAGTCTACAACTCGACCGGAGTGGTAGCGGCTGGCCGCAAGCAACGCGCTCTCAACAGCGTGGCCGTAGTGATCGACACCAGCATCAGCGTGCCGCAGTCCCTGCTCATCGAGATGCTTGGCGAAGTGCAACACGCGCTCGATTCCGGATCCGTTGAGTCAGTCCATCTGATCTCATGCGACTGGCGGGTACAACAGGCCGACGAGTACTATGCCGGAGATGTGATCCCGCCAAAGCTCAAGGGCGGCGGCGGCACCGCGTTCCAGCCAGCGTTCGACTGGATCGAGGCTCACGCTCCGGAGGTTGACGCGATCGTGTACCTCACCGATGGCGAGGCGTACGACTGGCCCGATGTACGCCAGCCGCAAGCTCCAGTCCTCTGGCTCGACTACGGCACGGCGATCGCCAAGCCATACACTTTCGGTGAGGTGGTCTCATTCACTCACCGCTGACAAACAAACAGGGGCCGCGCATCTGATCACGCGGAAGCTAAACTAGATAACCATTAAAAATATGCCAGAAAAAAACAAAGACGAAATCGTAGCCAAGATTTATTCACTCGCGAAAGATGCAATTATGCTAGTGGATCCCGAATGCGTAGAGGCGGAAGAGATTAACTCCGCTCTCAAAGATGCCTACGATGATTATCGTGATTAACATATGACAAGAAGCCTGTATCCTGCACGATGGATACTGCGTAGCTTACCGCATGGTTGGAGCATGAACTACTAAACAGAAAGACTAACATGAAACTTAAACGCACAGAGATTGGATATGTATCCCAATGCGGACGGCTTGAGTTCGAGCGCGTGGCGATAGCAACAAAGAGTGGCAAGCCGAAGCACGGCTGGCGGTTGTTCTTCAACGATCGTCCGGTCGGCGAACGACTGCTCGACTCGCTCGACGAATGCAAGCAACTGGCCCAATACACGCTCGACTCGGAGCCACAACCGGAACCGCTGACACTTGTCGTCAGCTTCAACGAACCTACCCACATCGTACCCTAAACCAAACACTAAACAATATGAGTACCAATCACATAACAATCGGACGCGATGTCCATCTGACACTCGCCATCATCAACGGACTGCGCGAACGACAAGCACGCGAGCAACGCTGGCAACGGAGGATCCAACCTGTATCCGGATTCCTGCACGCTGTATCCCGAACCATCAGAGCCATCACCGCGAAGCCATGAACCCACACCTTGAAACATTGATCGAATCGATTCCGGTACTGGTATCGTTCGGCGTTGTCGCGCTGGCTGTGTACATCGTGACATCGAACGACGGAGACGACTTCCCGAATCACTAACCAAAACAGATTATGAAATACAACATTGAAGAAATCCTCAACAAGGAACAATCGATCAAGCTAACCACATTGCCCGACATACGAGTGCTGATGCGGGCATTGGAAGACAGAGGCTTGAAGGTCAGAAACTATCCGATCCGATGGGCGGTGAGGGGCGACTCCATCATCATCGCTAGACCACCGGAACTCGGATTGAAGGTGCTGTGGCTCGACCAGTATTCAGACCGATTCCTCGCCGCGCTTGAAGACAAGATCGATCGAGTAAATGCAGAGCCGATTCCGGAAAGAACGGGATACGAATCGTTGATAGATAAGATGGTCAGAAACATACAGACCCAACAGCAAGAGAAGGAAAGAGGACAGAGGGAGTTTGAAGACGCGATCCGCACACAGCTCGGCTATCCGGACAACGAGCCGTTGCCGGAGGATCCGCTATTCAAGAAGCTACACCTGCAATTAGGCTCGCCGTTCGCGTCCCGAATCAAGCTGGATCTCAACATGGTTCCGGCCAAGAAGAGAGCCATGATACTGCTCGCCATCCACGCCATACTGAACTACTAACCACCAAATACAATGCTTGCAAAACAGAAAATAGTACTACACAATATCTCAAACCCAGACCCCAAGCCAACCACCATGCCGTTCGAGCCACCGCAAAAGGGATTCCACCAGCCGATACCGGAAGACTATTCCAGTCCGGCGAAGGCTTTGTCGATTGCGATACTGGCGACACTGGTATTCATCACGGCGGCCTGTGCCATTGCCTTGTCGCTCTAACAAACAACTAACATCCAACAAATAATAATAATAATAATAATGAAACCAACTCAAACACTAATTGAAATCGACGGCCAGCCAGTAGAGGTAAAGGCCCGCAAGGAAGAGAACCATTGGGCCGTGATCGTGTTCACTACGGCGTTCAGTATCCGCTCCAGTAAGCTCCACTTGAAAGGTACACGGGACGCGTTCGCCAGAGCGATCGTCTGCTCGATCATCGATCCGGAACTGGAAGATGACTATGTGGACATCGAGGCATCGATGCATCTGATCGAGGCGGCCATCGCATTGGTGACAGATAACTTCTCCAAGTAATCGCCGCGATGGAAACAGATAACGAATTGATCCTCGTCATGGCGAGGCTCGCAAAGATTCCGGTGTCCGAACTTCTGACCAGCATGAGGAAAGTTCCGACCGCGTTTCGTTCGGTGCTGATGGTCATGCTCCGTGAAAGGGGCATGACCTATGCACAGATCGCGGCGTTAGTTGGCCGTGACGCATCGACGATCCACCAAGCCTGTACAAAACTAAAGAAGGAGAGCAAGGCAACTTGGTTCGTTACTCTCCGGAATAAGGCGGAGGCAGAGATCGAACGGCAACGGAAGGTCGATGCCCTGTGCAGACAGATACCGCCGTGGGTGTACGCTGCGGCGTACGCATCGGCGGAATAACATAAAACATAATCAAACAAAGGGGGCTTCGCCGATTGGCGTTGCCCCCTTTTTTGTTTTACGGCTCAAGCAAGATGTACCTTGGCGTGCCTTGTAGTACTTCGATGGCCGACTTCAAACGCTCCAGCCCCTGCTCGTTCTTTGGATCGGACATCTTCTTGATGAACTCCGGAGTAAGAACCGGACGATCCATGACCTTATTGAACAGCAGTCTGGTACGATCCTTGCCGTAGCCAGCACCAGTTGTGATCTGGTAGAGTTGCTGTGGTGTGAGGCCGAGACCTTCAAAGCCGCGCAGTTTCTTGTAGACATCCTCGTTGACCTTCGCCTTGTCCTCGATCTCCGATTGCATGATATCCTTCACCTCATCGGAACTCATAGGCTTCTTGCTGAACATCACATTCTTTCTTTCGTTGACCCGATTGTAGACATCTCTGGTCTCCGAAAGATAGCGGCGAAGTTGCTTGTCAAGTTCGATGTTGTGCGGCTTAACCGGATAGAACTCACGCATGAGGATTCCGATCGGGCTGTCATCGAACTCTGTGTAGTCTGCCCCGACCGCTTGGTAGGACTCGATCGCACGCTTCACGACCGAAGGTTGGTACGCTTCCTTGAGGACAAAGGAGATCGACTTGAGTAATGAGATCCCGACATTGTCCAGCTTGGGTTCGTAGATCGGCTTGCCCGTCGTTGGGTTCTCGTTGTCGCGCAGACTCTGAACGGCGGACGACAAGATCTGATCGTCGAGATACTGGTCAAAGATAGCGGTCTCGATGAACTTCGCGGCGGCATCTGCTGGCCGTCCCTTGAAGATCAGTTCGAGCGAACGCATCGCCGGATCAGCCGCGATCGAGAACGGATTGAGGAATGTAAGATCCCACGATTGAAGCTGTCCGTTATCCTTGCGGCGGTAGAAGAAGGTGTGGTTCCTCAAGTAGTCCGGAACGGAAGACCTCAACGCTTCATCCTCGTCGTCTCCGATGCCGCGAACCATGCTGATAATTGCCGGAGCGACCATCGAGATACCTCCGAGCATTAGACTCATGCCGGAGAAACGCTTGATGCCTCGGCTCTTCAGTACCGGATTGCTCGAATTCATCTCCGCCCATGCAGTCTTGTATGTGTTGAGAATGATACGGGGAACCTCAACCTTGAACCGGACGAACGGAGCGAACAGCAGTCCGAGACCGGATTGCGTGAACTCGCGGACAATCGGCGGTGCTTGCGATGAAGACTGCGCTGTGGCCAGTACCTTCTCTGCCGCCATCCGCTCCAGTTGCTGGTCGGACATCGAAGCCATCGATCCGGTATCGACCGCTCTGGCTTCCTTCAGAACGCGGAGTTCGTTCTCGTAGTAGGCGATCTTGTAGAACGCATCGACCGAACCGGACAGGACTTGCGCCCTATCGGACAGCCACTTCAAGGGCTTGAGTCCCTTGCTTGCGGTATCCAAAAGTTTGTCGAGCTGTGTTTCGATGTCGTCCGAAGTACCACCGCGAAGCATGGAGGCCATGATGTTGGTGTTAATGTCATCCCCGATCACGCCGAGGGAGATCAGCTTTGTCCGGTAGGCATCGATCGCGTCTGGATCGCGGAGTGCGTTGCCCCAAATTTCTTTGTACGCGCTCTGCGACATCGACTTGAGGTTCACAAATCCTTGTGCCGGAGCAAAGAACAGGGCGTTCGATACGATGTTGCGGACATAGAATCCGATCGAGCCGAGGGTCTTGGCGGCCATCGCTCCGCCGGACATCTTGGCGGCGACGCCGATAGTCTTGGCAACTGCATCTTGTGCGGCGGTCTGGTTGAACCGGACGCCGTCCGGAGAGAACACCTTACGGAATCCCTCCACCATTTCCGGCGGGCCGTAGAGTTCTCCGATAGGATCGTAAGAAGATGTCGTTGACTCTCTAACTGGTTTGTAATTCTTGTAGGTATCGTAATCCTTTTTGCGTGCGTCGCTCAACTCCGAGGCCGAGAGGAGCCAGCCGCTTGCGCGACCGACATCCCGAACATGGTTGAGGAACGATTGGTTCGACGCCATCGTGGCTACCGTGACCAATGAGCGGAGCAAGTTGTCGGCTCCGCCTTCCGCGCCTTGCTCTCCGAGGAGATTGCGGATCGGCTCCGGAATGTCACGCTTCATCTGGATGTTGTCGAGCAACGGCTTGAGCGACTGGCTCAAGCTGGCCGAAGAGATCGCACCGCCGGACTTGTCGTAGCTTTTGACGAACTCTTCCATCATGAGCTGTCCATAGGAGCGGCCACCCATTGTCTTGAGTCCGAGTTCCCGCTTGGCTTCGGCCTCTGCCTGTGCCCTTGGCACAGAGTTCGGGCCAGAGATACGGCGGCTCACTTCGCTATCGACGAACTGCTTCTCGAAGAAGTTGATCGCCGCTTCGCGGATCGTGTCGTAGTCCGGATCGTTGAGAACCTTCGCACCATATCCGACTTCGTCAAACATCTTGTAAGAGCGGGTCAGATAGATGCCGAGCTGGTTGTCGAACTTCGCTTTGAGTTCCGGCGGGAAGCCATAGAGTTCTGTCACCTTCTTCGACAGCTCGTCGGTAAGTGTGCGGAGCTGGACGATATGCTGAACCAGTTCCGGCGAGGTCACAGCGAGATCAGCGAGTGCTTGATCCCTGCTTGCGCGGATCGAATCGGCGGCGGCCTTCTCTGCATCGGCAAGAGTTTTGTTTCGGTTGGCCATCGCGATGTCGCGTGCCACCATCTTGTCGTCGGCGGTCAGCGAGTCGTCCATGTCGATGACTTCGAGATCGTAGTTGAAGTCGTCTTCGATCTGCGTAATGACATCCTCCGGCACAACGATACCTTTAGTCGATCCGGTAGCGGCTTGAATAAGATCGATCGGCGCACTCTCGATACCGCCGAAGTCGCGCTTGATGATCGCGTCGAGCTTGGTCTTGTATCGTTTGACGAGATCAAAGGTAGCCTTGTTGAAGAAGTCGCGTTGGTTTTTAAGGCGCAGGATTCGGGGATCGAGTTCGCCCTTGAGCAACTTGTCGATCAGCTTCGACGGCGATTGGTATGTACCGACCTCCATCAGCGGCATCTCTAGCGACTCAAGGAAGTTGCTGTAGTCGATGGCGTCTGCATCGAATCCGGCTGGCAGTTGTGAGGCCGCGCCGAATTGAGTTCCTATTTGGCTCGCTCTCGCTTCTTTGAAGGCGGCATGAGTTTCAGCAAAAACCTCTTCATTTGGTCTGCCGTCATCCCGCTGGCTATTTCGTGCGGCTCGATCGGCTCGGATGGATTCGGCAAGTTGTCTTGCTTCTCCGCCGAGACCCCTCTCTGTTGCGATGTTAATGAATTCGTCATCATAAGATTGTTTTAAGTTGCTCTCTTCTTTCCCTGCTAATTTAGACCAGAGATCTTTTTCTGGATACCAAAGCACAGCTTGGATATCCGCGTTAGTTGTAACATATCCAAGCGATTCAAGCTCGGCGCGTATGCCATTAACAATTTCAGTAATGACGCGTCGGTCTTGGTCAGATGGAATATCGATAGGATTGAGTTCTGCCTTGATAACATCAGCGGCTCTTGCCCATGCGGGCTTGAGTTCGGAGATGTCTTTGTTCGAGAAGGACTCAGTCCGGTCGGCGTTAATGTAGCCGTCGTATCGCCAGTCGGCAATCTTTGTTTTGAATTTTTCGCCAGATTTTTTTGCTTTGGCTTTTTCCAATTCAAATTGCTTATCGAGATTGTCTTCAAACTTTTTAATATCTTCGATGATATCTTCGAGTTTGATCTTTCCGGAACGGTAGTCGGCCATCAATTCTTTGGTAACTTTTCCGTAAGTAATGCTTACAGACTCCCCGTTCTGTGTACTCTTAATCGATCCGTCTTTCAACAATTTGTATTGTTTCTGCCACTCAGCAAACAGATCTTTAGCCAACTGGTTAAATTGATTTCTGTAATCCAAATCGGTTTCTAGTCTGCTAATTACCGAGCTTGATACAGATTGATACGGGGCTCCTTGTTTGCCAGTTGACAACACATTATAGCGAGTGACAGTCTTTATTTGTCTCGCAAATGGGGGGAGTTTAATCTTTGCATCTCTTGCGCCGATCAATAGGTTGGCAAGGCGCTCATCGGTAACGCCGTCTCCAACTACATTTCCTGTCCAACGACCCCACGTCCTCCGCATCCAAAGGTCAATGGTGACGGGATCGAAATTCGACATCAGATTCTGCAAGAACCCTTGACCAATTTTCGGCCCGAAGATTGCCGCTCCATTTACAGAGTCTTGTTGTCTGCCGGATATGGTAACTTTTTTACCACGAATCTCACTAGCTTCCTCTTCAAGTTCTTTAACAGTAAACTCTTTACGAACAAATGCTTCTGCGTCTCCGTAACCATATGAGTCTACCAAGATGTTAGCCAGCTCAAGATTACTTTGAATAGCCAACGCCTTTGTCCCGTAGATTTTTGAGCTATCGAATTTTCCGGTTTGCTTGAGAATGTTAAACTGCTCTTCAGCATACTTTGTATTCTGCTTAACATTGATGTTCTGCGATGTGATAGCCAACGCCATACGCATTGCAAACTGAGCGGCTTGAACTGGATTGTCTGCCGCAGCGAAAGCGGGTACTTTATTAGCCGCTTCGATATTTGACAGTTCTGGATGGATCAATGCCGCAACTTCCATTGCGATATCAATGGCCGTAGAATACCAATCAGCAGCGTTCTTGCCACTAGCGTTTAGTGCGGCGATAAATTCTTGAGTACCGTTACGGATGATTTCTGCTTTTTCTTCTTCAGTAATATCAGTGCTGGTAATCATGCGGCCCCAATATTTTTGAGCGGCGTCCGCCAAAGCGATTGCTACTTTAGCATTGGTGATCTTTGATGTTGACTTCGGAAGTTCTGCGCTATCGTTGTGGAGAACACGAACAGCAGACATCGGCATCAGCTCTTGTGCTTCGGTCAACTCTGCGCCGAGCTGTGTCGCAATCTGCGACAGCGAAGCGTGCGGATTCTGTGCGTCGAACTCAAGAGTGTTCGGAGTGAGGCGGTAGCCAGCATTGATGGCGCGTACCTCTGTGACCATCCGTTGAAGGGCGACACGCTGTGCGCCGTTCATGGTAGCGAGAGACTTGCCAGCCATGTATCGGTTAATGAATCCCTTCATGTATCGTCCAAGGATCTGGAACAGTGAGGGCTTGGCACGCCAGAATGTGTAGTCGTCTTCGGTCGTGAATCCGCGTGTCACCTTTTGCGAGTGCATCCGGAGCTTCTCTTCGGCCATGCCTTCGCGTTCGCGTGCGGCTTCGGCTGGATCCTCGGAACGGATACGAGCTTTGGCTTCTGCCTTCTTCTCGTCAGACTGGTAGTAGCTGTCGATGATCGCGTCGAAGTCCGAGTCCTTCAGAGTAGCGATGTAGTTATCAAGCTCTTGCTGTGTGAGCGCGTTGTAGGAGGCGGCGTGAGCGGCTTCCTCTGTCATGATTGCTTCGACGATTCCTCTGGCCGATGTCGGATCGAGTCCGGCAACAGTTCCAGACATTGCGTATGGGTTAAGCAAGATCTTACCGCCTTGGAAAGCGGCGGCGTATGGCATATCGGTGTTGATCTCCAGAGCAAATTCAGCAGGAACCATACGGCGAACCATACGGATCATGTCCTTGATCTTGGCGGTCAACTCTGCCGGAGTTTCGGTAGTAGCTGGAGCCACATCCTGTGCCCCGATTCCTGAAACCAGATCCTCTGTCTCCTGATCGATGGCTGTTGCCAACGTTTCGGGAGTCGGAGTCGGCGTTGCTGTAGCGGCTGTCTGGCGTACGGCGAAACGATATCCGCCGTATGCATTGTCGCGGTTGTCCTGTACCTGTCTCGCGATGTCGCGTCGTGTACCAGTCCACACGACTTCGCCAGTCTGGCGGTCGTAGACTTCGTACTGAGTCGGCTGTTCTACCGATGTGGCCAGAGTCTGGCGTATCGCTTGAGCGGCTTCGGAAACCTGTTGCAGGGTTCGGGATGCAGGATTCGCGAGACGGTTGATCAGTCCCTTCGGAGTCAGCGGAGCGCGGAGAACGGCGGCCCTTGTGAGGTCAACCATATCGGCGAACGCCTTCTGGTAGTTCGACTGTTTCGATCTGTTGAGACCGAACATGTCAAGAACGGCATCGATCGTGCGGGCAAAGAAGCCACGCTGTTTGGTCGGCGGGAGCAACGACTTCAGATATCCTTGGAAATCTGTACTGGTAAAGAAGTGTGCGACGAACTCGTTAATGTTCTCAAGCCCGTCGAGCAAAATCGGATCGGTGATGTTGCTGTCTGCGGCAGAGCGGCGGGCAAGTTCGAGGATTCCGTTGAGTCGTTGGAGCGAACCGCGCTGCGCGGCGTTGAGGTTCTCGTTCGGGCTTGTGGCGGAGATACTGACAAAGGCGTGGGTGTACTCATGGAGGAGAACATCGGCAAGCCCGCGACCGTTGTGGCCGTCCAAGTTGACGGAGATCATCGGCTGTCCGTTGGATCCGACGATGTAGCCGCCAGAGTATTCAAGCGGAGATTCGTCCAGAGAGAACTCGACTTGGCGGATGTATCCTTGATTCTCCAGTAGGAGCTTGGCGAGCAGACGCTTGTTCGGATCGGCTTCGGTAGAGGCGATCACTTTGAACGCGTTGATCACCGATTCCGGATCGTTGGTCTTCAGTCCAAGGCGTGCCACATCGGCGTCGTTCTGCTGTCGGGCGAAAATGATTTGTTCTCCACGGACATAGGAGCGCGACCAAAGTTTCTGTACCGCTCCGCCGATCGACTTGATGAAGGCGGAAGCCTCCTGCTTGGAGACCGGACGGCCAAAGGAGTTCGCCAAGTTCTCGCGGATCGAATCGACATAGGCGTCGTCCTTCGTTGGATCGCCTTCGATAGTCTTGGAGCTGAGGTACATCAGCTTGAGTGGGCGGCGAAGTCTCTCGCCGTTCTCATAAACGCCGTCGCGGAGATCGCGTTGGAATTTAAGAGCGACCGGATTGGTGTTGTAGTTTCCGGAAGACATCCAAGAGGCGAGCATGCCAAACGCATCGGTCGAGCTGAGTTTCGTGACGTCGATCGCGCTGTTGCCTTTGAACACCGTTTGACGAAGCATCTTGTCGATCACGGCACGCATCTCCGGATCTGTGTCCAAAGCGTCCGCCGCATCAAAAGCCGCTTCCTCAAGAGCCTTCGAGATCAAGCCAGAATCTGGTGCATCGAAGGGTTCGGTCGGAGCGATGAATGTATTGTCTGCTGCTTCGGCTTCGGCGTTAAAGATTTCCGTTTGCTCTTCGCGGATCTGTGCGAGATCGGTCGGATCGGTAGTCTGGAACAATGCCTTGCGGGTAAAGATGTCGCGGCTCCGTTGTTGTTCGGCAAACGCGTTGCCGACCTTTGCACCGATCTCGCGATAGGTGGGCATGTTCGGGCGTCTTGTAAGAACTGTGTCCTCGATGAACTTCTGGATGACTAGCTCTGGTTGCTTGTCCGGATTGATATCGGAACCGAATACTTGTGCAACGTTGCGGGCCGCCGTAACTTTGTCCACTTTGGTACGCGAAACAAAGTCCGTTATGGCTTCTCCAATCTTGTTGGCCTTGAGGGTCGGTGTTGCCTCACCGGACTTGCGTTCAGCGAACTTGTCCATTCCGAGGCGGAGTTCGTGTAGGTAAGCCTCCTTGCGAACAGCCATGTTAAACGCTGGAATAGCGGCTTCAAGGAACTCCCGCTCAAGGGTTCCCTGTCTCGGCTTCAGGATAGACCGAAGGGTGGCACGCGCCTTATCGGGATCTCCGTACGCGCTGGTTGGCCTATCGGTAGATGCGGTGATATAAAGCTGGTCAGCGTCTTGGATAATGCTGGCGACAGTAACGTCAGCTGCCTTGCCTTTCGGATCGGGCACAGTGCGTTCTGCGACGCCTTCGTTGAACAGAGCTGTGAACGTGGACAGGTTTTCGTAGTACTTGTAGTTGGGCTCTCCCGAAATGACTTTGTCTTGCTTGGTAAGGACAGACACGAATCCGGTTCCGGATTCGGGATTTGTCATAACGATATCGTTGAGGAACTGCATGCCTCCGGAAGCTCGCGTCCGGAAAGACGGGTTAAGGGTTCCGGTAAAGGATTCGGGAACGACAACCGGAATGCGGCGGTCGAGCAACAGCTTCATGGAAACGGGATCGTTGTTGAAGATACCGACTCCGTTCTCATCGACGAAAGCCTTCGGCGCTTTGCGGACGACCTTCTTGGCTTGTGGGTCGTAGTAAGAAACTTTATCTTTTCCAGTAATCTCATCAACGGCGATAACATCCGTCGGCATGCTGACTGGATAAAGCTCATTAACTTTGCGAGCGACCATGTCGGATTTTCCGGCGAGGTATCCTTTAGGATACTTGCCGCGTTGTGGCATTCCGTGCAGGGCTTTGCGCTCAAGGCGAACTGGATAACCGAAGGTAGCGATCTTCGTCATCGCGCCAACCTCTTGGCCGATCAGTTCGTCGTCAATGAATTCGTCCGAAGCAAACATTGGCTCATCGGCAACTGGCATGTTTGAAATCGTTGGGACCTTTGCAGCTTTTGGAAGTTTAGCAGCTGGCTTTGCCGGAGCAGCGGTTACTTGAGCAGGCACGTCTTTAGCGACGCTTTTGCCTTTTGGTGCTTTTGGTTGTCCTGATTCGAGGGCTCCGAAAAGTTCGATTGTTGCTCGGATGCGTTCGTTATCTGGTAACTGTCCAAGCTCTCCTTGAAGTTCCGCTTCGATATCTGAGCGTTCTTGATCGGTAAGATCTTCGTCCGAATAGTTCGCATCGATGTGATTGTTCTGCTCTTCGGTAACGGCTCGATCGAAATCAAGTCCGAGTTGTTCGGCTAGTCCGGCTTTCTCGACGCTCTTATTAACAGTCGATGTGCGTCTGACTTTTACTTTCGGTGCGTCGGCAGCGGGGACGTCGAGTCCGAGATCAAGTTGATCCTGTGGTTTGTTCTCCCGTTGCGAGTTAAAATCAAACTCCATCTGTTGGGTTACGGGATCAGTTGATCCGGTCGGCTTGCGAACAGTGCGTCCGCGCTTTACAACTTCGTTCAAAGGAAGCTCTTCCACAAAACCGAACTGCGACTGTCCACGCGAATCAACGATGGCTTTGGCTACGGTGTCTGGAGATGTTGAGTTGTTGAGTGCTTCGACAATCCGTTCTTGAGTCGTAGCGATATCTGGTTCGGCAGCATCTTTGACTTCTGGAGTTTCTGCTGTTGTCTCAGCAACAGTTCCGATAGCGGGCTGGCGAGATGCTTCGAGAATCGCTTGGGCAATCGGGGCGCGTGTGCGTCTCGGAGCGGTGAGGATTCCATAAACGGTTTGCGCCGTGAGGGGGCTTCCGGCTTCTGTAAGTTTTTGGCTAACTCCTTTAGCGAAGTCAACCTCAACAGCCATCTGTGCGCTAACGTCACTGCGACGTATGATCGAATTCTTAACGGCTTTGACAGCGGGCACGCCGCCGCCGATGACGCCGCCGATCAAAGCAGCGCGTCCGGCTTGTTCGAGTCTTTCAAGGAAGGGAGTGTTCTCATCGGTAGCAGCATCTGTAACAAAAGAGTTAATGAATTGGTCGAGACCTTCTTCAGCGCCTTCATCAAGGGAGTTCTTAACGATCTCTTTGCCGAGTCCGAACGACGCTTGTTTTTTCATCGTATCAGAAACCTGTTTCGCGATGACTTTATTAAATACATCATCCGGAATATCATCGACGTTAGCGAGACGCGACATGATATTTTTAACTTGTTTGCGCGACGCTCCGCCGAGGAGGGCGTTCTCAATACCGCCGCGACCGAAGCCAGAGAAGCCCGCCGTAATAGCAGCGGTGATAGAGCCACTTGTCATTGCCGCTCCAAGGGCGCGGTCATGTTTTTCTTCTGGAGTGAGGTCTTTGTTATTTTCCAGAGTTGTGTAGACAGAGGCATATGTCGATCCGGCGGAACGATTGAAAGCAGGGAGAGCAATAGCTGGAGCCAACCCAACCTTTTTTACAAGTTGGCTATTAAATCCTTTGATCGCAGCTTGGGCTCCGCTAATTCCCGCTTCAGCAGTAGAAGCCTTAATGAGGTTTTGTGTGACAAGTCTTTCTGCCGCTTCCTCGATAGTCTCCGTTGGGAGCTGGCGAAGAGCGTTAGAGGTCATCGACTTGAGCATTCCCTTTGCTGTGAGACGAGCGCCTTGCTTTGATGAGAGATATAACGCCCCGCCAGTTCCGGCTGCCGGAGCGGTGAGTCCGGCGAGAAGTGTGGTGGCTCCCATGTCGGCCAACATCGGGGCGATCGACTCCATGATCTCTTGACCAACGCCATACTCTGCACCAAACAAACGAGCAACCTCTTTGCGGTTACTGCGTTCCTTGATGTTGCCGACCATGTAGTCGCGAGCCCAATCAGCGCCCATCATCATCGGGATAGCGGCGGCCATTTCGCCGAAGCCGTCAACGATCGATCCGACGACTCCAGATATGCGGTCTCCGACCTCACTAAAGTTGTCTGGATTTGAAACAAACTCTTTAAGAATTTCGGTGTCTTTCTTTTTATTTACGCGGCCAGATTGGAGGGCATTAAGCCACTCATCTGACATTGAAGACTTTGATAGGATGTCATTGTGTTGGTCGAAGGTTTGCTGGAGCATCGGCTCGCGACGGGCTTCAATAACTTTCTTCTGGTCTTCAGAAAGGTTAGGGTTGTCAGTAACTGATTGCTTGTAAAGGTCATCATTTACTAATGCAGCGGGGTGAACAAACGCTCCACCGAAACCAACGTTACGTACGTTCTTGTATGCTTCCTCCGGATTATCGTAGAGTTTGAATTTACCACTAGCATTAGCGTTGTTGTAAGCGATCTGTGTCATCGCTTTTGAAACCTCTTCGTCTGTGACGGCTTCATCTTCTGGAAGGAGTCCGCTTTTATTTAATTCATAGCGGAGCAGAGAAGCTCTATCTTCAAATGATTTGGAGGCCCGCCCGTCTTTGTCAGCGGCGGCCAATTCATCAGAATAATTTTGAATGATTGTTGCTGTGAGCTTGTCCTTCTTGGAGTATTCTTCAATTGCAGAAGCGGCTTGTGAATACCGTTCGATCTTGTACATCGGCTCAGAAAAACCGACCGGAGTGGAGAGCTTCGACTGAACAGCTGTCGTGTCGGAAAATGAGACCCCGCCCCTTTTGCTGGCGCGGATAGCCTCAGCCATATTCATGGAGCCAAGGTTCGGGGAAACAAGGATCTCGTATTCGCCTTCTTCATTCTTTACTTTAGCAAGGGGGAGTTCTCCACTACGCACGGCATTCTTCGCCGCTTTACGGTAGCCAGAATCAGCCATCATCGAAGCGTCGGCAAAGTAATCCTCTCCTTTAAGTCGGATCTCTTCCGGTACTTCTACCCCTTCGGGATTGGCTTTTTTGAAAGCGAGATATGTAGACGCCGCTTTCCAAGCGGGTTCTTCTGTATCCAAATTACTTACCACCATCTGGAGCTTGGAGTCCAGATCGGGTTCATCAGGAGTAAGTAGTATCTCCTTGGCAACATCGTCGTCTGGTTCAACCGCGCCATCTAAGATTGCGCTTTCAAGAGTTGACTGTGTGATCTCATTAGCTATTCGATCATCATACAATCCAGCAGATGCGTATTCGCCGCGAACATACTCAGCGTAATTCTTGCGGTTTTTAAGTTCCTCTCCGGTATCATTTTCTTTTTTCCAATCGTCAATGGAAAGAAAGTCCGGATCTTCTTGTAGTAGTTTATTAAGCTCTGACATAGCAGACACTAGTTATTTGTTATTGTTGTTATTCGGTAGGAGTATTACGAAATTTGTCTCTCCTAAATTGAGATTTAAATCCAGCAAGATTTTTCAAGGTTCCGGTTGTGCTCTCAAGCGCAGCCTTATAAAGATCGATATCCGGAGCAGAGAGAAGTCTCTGCTCGTCAACATTTTCGTTGAGGGAGCGGACGATTTCTTCGAGTTCTGCTCGGTCTTCTTTCGTGTATTTTAGCGTTTCTACTTTTGGAATCGCTGAAGTATTTTTATTTCCACCGAGAGTTCCGATCTCTAGCTCATCTGTTTTAGGCTTGGGTGGGGTTAGTTTGCGGATTGTCCCCATGTAATCTGTGAGCAGAGCGGTTTGAGACGCACGCATTTCTTTCTCCATTCCGCGAGCATATTCTTGTTCTTTCAGTGCGGTCTCACTTACGGATTCGGACTTCTTGGAAGCAGCGATAGCTTCAGCAGTTGCTACATATTCGTCGGCCATCGCGAAGTTCTTGCCTCCGAGAACCTTTTTAAGGGCTTCTGGTTGCCCCGATTGAACGAGAGCGTTAACCAAAGGTTTGACTTGTTCCGTCTCTTGTTTGCGGGATTCGAGCTTACCCTCTGCGGAAGCGAGGAGATTATTAAACGATTTGCTAACGCCAATTAGAGGAGCATTTTGGAATTTATAATCGGCGACAAGATAAGCCTTCTCGCTGTCGCTTGTGTTTGGATTGTTAAGGATCCCATCAAGATGCTTAGTAGCTTCCGGAATAGTGGTTAAGGATTCCCGTTCGATCTTCGCATCGTTCTTCATTTTTTCAAGCTGTAGTTTCTGCTCCTCGAATTGTATTTCAGAACTACGAAGATCATTAGATATTTTTCGGAAATTAAGATCTTGAACGAGTCGGTCCTCAAGCCCTTTGAGTTCCATAAGCTCAAGGCCGCGACGCTCATCTTGAGACATCGTACTTCCGGAATACTTGTCACGGAAATAGTTTCCCTTCAAGGGAGCGATGTCATTGGAGTAATCGAATTCGTCCATAATATCCTATATTGCCTTTAGCCCCGCCTATTCGGGTTTGTGGGTCTTGAATTAGGATTCGCTGTTTTTGGTGAGGAATCCCTTAGTGGTCTTGAATTGGGGTTTGATGTTTCTGAGGAAGAATCTGTCAGTTGAGTTGAATTTGGATTTGATGTCCCCTGTTGCGAGGAACGCTCTGCTTCTTTGCGGGCTTCTTCTTCTTTTGCGAGTCGCTCTTTTTCTTTGCGGTCCTCTTCCTCTTTCGCAAGACGCTCTGCTTCTTTACGGGCTGCTTCCTCTTTCGCGATACGATCTGCTTCTTTACGGTCCGCTTCTTCCTTCGCAGCACGCTCTGCGGCTTCTCTTTCAACGCGTGCTTGTGCTGCCTGTCTCCGAAGTATTTCCGCTCTTGCTTCCCGTTGTTGAGCGGCTAGTTCTGGGCGGGCTCTCACTTCCTCCTCCGACCGGATTCCCTTTGGCGAAAAACCAGCTGCCTCAAGTGCGTCAAACGATGCCGCGACGTCACCTTTATTAGCGGAAATCAATGAATTGATGTTGATACCAGCTCTGTCTGCTTTCCGCGCTATCAGACGCATCTGCCCTTCTGGCGAAGTGATCACTCTCCGCTCACTGCCCATTGGGCGAGCGCCGAACGCGTCACTTGCATACTGATCCAAGTCGGGAGTTGATACAGAATTAGCCGAAGAACGGCCACGCCAATCATCTCCGCCGAAAGCTCCAGAGGCTTTAGAACGTGCGCGTGCTTGTTCCTCTTCTTGTTCAAACATGGATCCCCCGTCCAGCTTTGTTGGACCTTTTTCTGATTCTGCTCTGTACTGTTTGTACAAATTAGAAAGTTGCTCGCGAGAAACTCCGACCTCACCGCCTTGTTCGATTAGAGACTCAGCTGTTTCTTTTGATCCGCCCCCAGCAAAACGTTTTACTTCGTCGGCAAGAAGCTGCCTTTTGAAACTAGCACCTACCCTAGCAGGGTCTGTGGAAGAAGGCGACTCAGTAGTTTGGGACTTTGGGGTTTCGCTAGGACCTGCAACATTGCGGAGTGCTCTCCGCTCGGCTATGGTTTTATCTAGCCACTGTTTCATTTTTTCTGGATCGTAACTATCCTGAGGTGCGGGCTCAGTTGTTGGTGCAGTTGGTACACCAATATCTTGCCCTTCCCGCTCAGTTCTTGCGAGTTCATCGACAGCCTTTCTAGCGGCTTCTTCACGACTAATTGCCGATCCTTTCGGCGTGTTCAAAGATTCAGCGGCTCTACGGGCGAGATCCTCTCTCGCAGTGTCGTACTCTCTGTAAGCGGAAATAGTCTGTCGCTGTTCGGGAGTTAGCGAGGAGGCCCACGCACGTCCTTTTTCTTTTTGGAGCCTTTCTGTATCGATTCGGGACTTCCCTTTGATTTTCTTTTGCGATTCTGAAAGCTGTTTGACTGATTTGTTAAGGCTACCTTTAAACCCAACATACTTCGGGTCGAAGCCTAACTCTTCTAATCTTTTATTGATAGCCGTTAAGGCATCGTTTCCGGAAGTAATGTCAGGCGCAGCCATAAAATTGATTTTAATTTAACAAAAAACTAATGTCAATACATTATCACCACAAATGTTTGCATGCCCAGTGGCGGGCTGTCGTCTTGTCGTTCGCTGTTTGGCAGCTGTGTCTAGACCGAAAGTTGGCCCTCCGTTTGGGATCTTTGTGTTGGGTATAATCCTCGTAGCCTCTCGCGCCAAAAGAGACCTTTTTGACTTTGTCACCTTCCTTACCCAAAACTACAAACTTCTTTGGAGAGCCAGCTGGTGCCTTCTTCGGCTTATTAAAGCCAGCGTACTTCTCTCCCATATATTGGATCTGACCGGAAGATAGTCTCTTAAATCGTGGAGCAGCCATGTGATTACAATGTACATTCTTTGGCTTTGGATGTCAATATTTTTATTGATGTATTTACATTGTAGTTTGATTGCCCTTACAAGAACCCTATATAAAAACTTTTTCTAAACTCTATTAAACAGTTTGAGCTATAGAGCAAACGGTTTATTCTATTCTATAGAAAGTTTTCAAGTAGGGGGTCCAAACAGGCAATCAAACTACAATGTAAATACATTACCGATCCGGCACATTTTAGCCGTAACTGCACATGAGCAGCACATAAGATCCCGATCGGGAACCCTGAACCCTTAATCCAGAGCCATCGACATCTCCGACGAGAGAGCGTTCCGCAAAGACTGGAACGTCGTACCCCTTTTCTGGAACCCGTTAGCCGAGCTTTCCGGCAACGGCTCTACAGCCACCACTCCGTGCCTCTGGCGGGCCATGTCGAGACAGAGGAACGCCGCGTCCGCTAAGTCGGGCGAACGACCGAAGCGAGACTTGAAATCTGCTTTCGATTCGATCTTCACACGGAGCGTGCCGCCTTTGACCAGCTCGTAGTTACGGGCACAGATCTCTTGGGCCAGATCTCCGCTGATCCCAAACAGCTGTTTGGTACGGACCAGTTCCTTCCCGACGAACCAGAGTTCGGATACACGGTTCACGTAGAGTTCCTCCCCGACCAGACTGCTGTTTGCGCTTACCCTTTTATCGGAAGCCTTCCCGCCGAATCCTACACGGAGGAATCCGGAAGACCACTCTCCGGCAAGCACGTCACAGAAAGGCGCTCCAGCGCCAGTCGAGTCAACCGCCAGATTCTCTGGCAAGATGCCGCGTTTCTCGCAGTGGTCCTTAATCTGTTTGACAATCTGGTATGTACGCGGAATGGCTTTGTTTGTGGCGTCGTCGTTTAGGTGGATCGCCTCTCCCAATTCGCAGACGTATTGGCCCTTCGTGTCGTAGCCAACCTTTCCGGTATAGAGAATCGTTCTGTCGCCGCCATTGGTAAAGGCCGGATCGAGCCCCGCAACCGCGATCGGCTTCCCGACCCACTGCACCTTTCCAAGGGAACCGCTTCTGGCCAGCTCCGCCTCGGAGTAGATCCCTTCCGTCTCTTCGGAGTCGAAGAACACCGCTCGAACCATCCGCATGTAGCCGCGAGATTCCGGTCCAAGCAAAGCCCTGTCCTCTGCCAGTTTAGCCTCAGTTGGCAGCCAAGGATAGATGGTCTCTCCAGCCAGAATGTTGGGGCTCCGTTCGCCGTCAAGACGGATGTACTTCCCGCCCCACTTCGTCTCCCACTCGTCGTCGATCTGTGCGTCGATCGAGTCCCACCCGCTTTTCGGCTGTGACCAGACGCCGAACGCGTCGAATCGGCTGTTGGGGTTGCTCATCCCGATCATCTGGAAATCAGGGTTCTTGGACAAGTTAGTCAGGCCAGCGTTGAGGATCGCCTCCGACAGTTCCGAAAGCTCGTCCGCGATGACGATGACCCGCTTCTGCTTGATACCGATAAACTTGCCGACCGCTTCCCGTGTCTTGCTCTTTTCCGCCGCGATAAGCGAGAGGCCAGCTTTCTCGATAAGGTCTCCCTTCTCGTTGATGTAGGCGATGTTTCCGATTGAATCCCGAATCTTGATTGGTGCGTCCTCGACCACCGTAAGGAGCGAGATGATGGAACCCCAGATCCGTTTCCGCGCTTCCCGAAGCGTGGTACTGGTTACAAGGATCAGGGTATTCTGCGGCTGTGAGA